TTTGAAATATATTCTTCCAAAGCACCTGCTGTGGTAGTATTCCATTCTTCTGAATAAGGTTGCTGGACAGGAAATAGTGCCCCCTCAGTTAGTGATAAGCGAGAAAATTCAACAAGTCGAGGGGGCACCGTAAAAGAACCGACTTCGGGTACTGTAATATTAAGTACTTCAGTAGGAATATCAGTTCTGGGAAGATTCAATAATGGGCGAGCGTCTGCATAACGATAAGTAAACGTGTAATGACTCGGAAGTTCTCGGTCAGTATAAGTAACATTACTTTCTACGACAACTATGCGTCGCAAAGCAGAACCTGAATAAATATACTTCACCTCAGAAGGAAAGAAATCAAGTAACCACTGCCGTTCTTTCCGATTAAGATGCCCTGTATTTTTTTGAAATTTCCGTTCTGTGTCTACCCGATACTCAAAAGCTATATCTTCAACTTCCGCAATATTATGTGTGTGTTCACCTATAAAATCAGTTGTACCATAAGCACGAAAAGTATCAATTCCTCCAAGTGAGTTTTCGAATAGAATCCATTGCTCTTGCTCCGAGCGCATATCGGATGCATAATACCGTTGTATATATGTTAAACGCTCTGAAGAGTTGTTTTCTATCCAAACATCATAATAGGCAGGTAGTTTATGCCCCAACCGACCTGCAACTATCGCATATTGCAATGGAATAGTATAGGCATTACCGGAAGCAAAGGTGTATAGTTCAAGATCTTGCTGTGAGATCATATTTCCAGAGCTATCAGTAAAATAGGCACGGAGTTTTGCTTTGCAAGGGAGGATTGCATAGTAAGTAAGAAATTCCGGGGAATAATATGTAACTGGCTTAACCGAAGGTTGCCAAGAAAGGAAGTTTTGTGTGAGAAAATTAGAAGTGGTATCCGTAAGCCTATCGACTCCAGCACGAACAACACGAAAATTGACCTCTGTACCATCAATAACAGCTGTAAAGGTGGCCGCTAAAGAAGGTTGGACATAAACCGTTGAAGACTCTTGAAGCAAGAAAGAAAGACGGGCATGAACAATATCACGAATATCAATAGTAATATACCCATCCTGTCCAGGAGCATAACGATGTGATAATATCTCCTCAGAGCCTTGTCTTAACGTAAATAAGACCGGGCTTGCTGAATTTATACGAAACGGAGCAATATTACCACTCAAAGAAAGCACATCAGGTTGTTGAAGAATCGTCATAGCAAATATTTTATGTAACAAAAATAAGAGTGAGAAACAAAAATGAAAAGGACAAAAAATTCTCAAGTCGGACGAGAATGATCCGAGTCAGGAGTTGAATATAATACAGGAGTAAGATACCAGTCAACTTTATAATATACTTTAGAATTCGAACCTCGCTCTACGTAATAGTGTGCATATTCCCGATGATAATAATTACCTCCTTGATTATATTGCACCTCAGTTGGTGGCATTGGATAAATAGCAGGAAGAGGGGATGCTCCCCGAGGATCGAACTGTCCAATTTGAACAGGAGAATCATTATACTCCTGCTCTGTAATAATCGTAGTCGAACGAAGAATCTTCCATTTATACGTCTTATTCTCAACAAGAATATCTAACTCAGAAACAGCACTTTGGACAGGCTCATATAAGTGTGTAGTAAGAAACTCGGACTCTACCGGAGCATTATCCCCTCCCAAATGATAGCAGAGCTTATTGACAAGAAGTTCCTGCCCCTGAAGGAGAACTTTATGATGAGCATTTATACGATTTTTCAGAGAATCAGATAAAAGAAGTTCCGCCTTAACAGGCATCAACGAATTACGTAGTAAATCATCCAATGTCCTATAAAAGCGTTCAAATATTCCATCAGGTCCAGGATACAATAAGGAATATTTCCATTTACCATTATTGGTATGATTTGTCCCCTTACAAGATTCTCCATCCTTACAAACAAATACGAGAATAGGTGCTTGTCCGTCATCTGATGTCGTAATAGGAGTTTGAGGTTCTCCTTCATCGTTGGCACCAGGAAGTCTTAGTGTAGAATTCAGACAGCGCCCGTCTCCAATATAGGGTGCCAAAGTACCACGCTCCACTCCCCTACGATAGTCCTGAGCAGTAATATCATCATATGCACCGTAAACAATAGAATAGGCACAATCCGGACAAGTAATTTCTTTAGTCTTTAAACTACCTCCGATGTAATAAGGGATCGTAGCAGATGCAACCTTCTGCAGAATTCTATCAGTACTGTCATATCCCCATCTGTAAAAAGCGCCATCATCCGGATCATAAAATGCTTCCGGATACTTAGCCTTCAAATCAATTATAGAATCAAATGAGTCTCCATCCTGAATGACCTTCTCAGAAGAGAGTTTTATCTGTTTATACTCAGGTACATCAACTATTGGATACGCCGTAAGCATAGAACTAAGATCGTACTCTGCTTTGGAGGACATGATTTCATTAAAGAGTTCAATACTTACTGTCATATTCGATTCATCCGATACAAATTCACAGCAAAACTTCTTTCGATACACATTCAGAATTGTACTACACAGACAATCAGGAACTAAGTGAGCAAGCAAGATTGAACCATTCACCAAAGAATCAATCGTATTATTTACAAAGACCATATCTTTGAACGGCTCAGTTCGAGTGAAAAAATTCTCTTGGAGAGTATACCCAAAATACGACATGATGCGCTGAAGAAGATAAGAGGAACGAATAAAAGGAGTCATATAATAACCCGGTTCCAACTTAACAGGACTGTCATTAACTGTCTCAGAACGTGGAAATTCATTATAAAAGCCCAAAACTCCGGATGTAGAAGTCACTACTTTTCCATTTACATCCATGTAGTTCATCCGGTTACAAAATCGACGCTGCCCATCGAGTTCAACCAAGATAGGAAAAATAGCAAAATGCGGATTAGAGTTATCAAGTAGTGACTTACAAAATGAAATCCCTTGAGTGACAGTCGATACCCCTGGTATTGTCTCAGTTCCAAACACTTCTGCCAAAGAAGTCTTCGATATCCTGGACAGAAAGGATCCCTCGTTCATGTAAAAGGAGGTGGATATACTCTTTTTTCGTTGAGCACCTAAAATAGCCTGTCTACAAGGCATAAAATACTCTCCATCCTGAATAGTCGCCTGAATGTTAGCAAAAGGTTTCTTGCGATTGGCAAGCATGTCAGAGTAACCGGTAAGTTTACGGTTAAGATCTGTATCCGGTAAATCTAAAGGAAATGTCTGCTCACCATACTCATTAAAGAACAGATTAGGACGTTCAACTTTAAGTTGTGTACCAGAAGTTAGCTGATAGGCCAGACCAGAGGCCGTATTAATAATTTTCATATTCTAAAAGTTAATCGTTTTTTGAACCAATGGAACGAGAGCGTTCAAGAAGCGCCCGCTTCTTATCAATCTCGGAAAGAACAATTGGAGCAGACACTCCATTTTCTTCAATTGAGATAACAGCCATGGCCAATCTCCGCATTAATTCAGGTGGAAGGGTAACACCAATATCCGGATTAGAGTTATCAGGAGGAACCGAAAGCGACTTATCGACAGATCCACCCGAGGAGAAACCGGCCATCCGTGCCCGAATCACCTGATTAAGATCAAGTGTACGGATAGTACCGGCTTGCTGGGCCTGATCGAGTAGATTGAGTATAGGAGCAACCGTGGGATTCTCGACTGCAGCATTACTTGCCACCCACTCCCGAGACTGACCGACCGGTCCCTCTCCTACTATTACCGTGGGACGATCTATGAAGCCTCGGGCATCAGGATCGTAATCAGCACCCGGAAAGAGTTTACCATCCTGGGCACGACGGACATCAATTTTACCACCTTCCTGGCGACCAGTTGCAACGCGAGCTCCACCCTTACTGGAGGAAGAGGATCCGGACAAGGTCATGTTCTTAACCTTCTGACGTTCGGCATTGGCAGATGCTATCTGAGCTGCACCGGTAACCCCCATCAGGGCAGCAGCTATTGCACCGGCAATGGGACCAAGATCGGCAAAGGCACGCATGATTGAAACCGATGTATCTGCTATAATCTGAGAGACTTTAATCGCGAAGTTGACATCGGCATACTTCTTTTGAATGTCGAGCTTCTTCTGAGCTTTCTCTTTTTCGAGACGTTCCACTTCCTCAGAATTACCCTGAGCTGCTTCGATTTCGGCATCGTACTGAGCATCGACATTATCCATTTCTGCTTGCTGAAGTGCCTGAACTGCTCCAGAGAAAAGGTTGGAGTAATAGTCGAATTGCTTCTTAAATGAATCACGCTTCAAGTTCTGGACAGCCTCCTGATATTCTTCTTCTTCCAGATAACCCTGTTCGTGGGCACTCTTCAACTGAGCAAGTTCGGCATCAAAACGCTCCTGCTGAGTGGAAATGCCGTACTGATCACGAATTGCCTGGATACGTATCTGGTGATCCATTTCCAGTTGTTCCGAAGCCCGATAGTAAGACTTATCAAGTTCTGTAGTATCAAGGTGGTTCTTTTCGGCCATCTCCTTACGAGCCTGGTAAGTGGCATCAAGCACTTTTTTCTGAGCTTCAAAGTCCTCGTCAACAGTGGTCAGCTTAAACTGAGACTTGAAGTCTTTAACCAGGTCATCAAGTTTCTGTTGTTGAGCTGCACGAGCATTGGCAGCATTCTGATCAGCGGTCATCACCGCTGCATTTGCCTTCTTGACAGCGTCGGCTTTGAGTTGGCCATTCTTCAGTTCCAGGTCATTGACATCGCTGAGATAACGCTGCTCGATAGCTAACCGGGTTTCGGTACTGGCAACATCAAGAGAAGACATAAGCATATCATATTGCTCTTTCGACAGCTTCTTTTCGGACAAGGCTTTGGTGTAATAGAGCTTGTAAGCATCAGTAGTCTCTTTTTCCCTGGTTAAATCATCAGAGCGGAGTTTCTCAATAGAAGCAATGGCCTGCTTCTCCATATTGACCTCGATATCCAACAGTTTAGATTTGGCAGTAACGATCTGATTCTGGTATTCAGCCTGTTTAGAAGACTTCTTCTCGTTCTTTTTAAATTTTTCGAGAGCCGCGATACGCTTTTCGTAGTATGCCTGATCTGATTTTAATATGGCCAAGTTAACTTCACTCTCTTCCTGCTGTTTCTCCTGACCGGCTAACCGGATCTGGTTGATTTCGGCATTGTGAGTTGACTCGAGGTTCTTTAGAGCGACTGCGTTCGGATCCGACTTGTCTTCTGTAGCATTGGTTTTCGGAAAACGGGTGTCGTAAACTTCCTGGGCTATTTCCTTGTATTGATCGGCAGCATTCTTTTCGTCCTTGAGCCAAGCTGATAGCATGGATTTATTCATTTTTGTGAAACGTTCCCGGGCAGCGGTAGCAGCATCTGTGGCTTCTATTTCTTTCTGCACCATTTTCTCAATATCGGTACCGGTGAGTTTCTCCAGTTCGGCGTCGATACCTTGCAAATCCTGCCCTAAAGAAGATATTTGCCCTACCATTTCGTCTATTTCAGATTGTGTCAATTCCCGCATACCACTATCTCCACTGCGTGACGCACCAGTACCACCTGCCCAAGTAGTACCCCGCTTACGTACAATCTCCAGTCCCTTCTTCTCGTTTTCAATCTTCGCACGTTCATCTTTCAGTTGCTGGATCCGCTCACGATTCACATACTGAAGCCGCGCTCTTTCAACTTTCAGAAACTCACGAGCTTTATCAGTACTCAGAGATATAGCTTTGCCATACTTATCCCATCCTGTTACGGCAGAAGGCACGATGCGAGCAATGTTTTCTATTAAATTGTTCAACTCTTTCTGCTCTGTAGCATTCAGATGAACCTTACTCTTCAATTTATCGTACCGGTCAATCAAAGAAGGAAGGGTTCTCTCAAGAGATACTACCTTTTCGAACTGTTCGTCAAAAGTATCGGAAAGAGGTTCTATGGCTTTAGATAAGTCTGTAACAAAGTTCTTCATCCAGGTAATTCCCTTTTTGAAGAACGATTCCATCCGCTTGCCAAGTTTATTATAAAAGCTGTCAAGCGTATCACCCAGATTGGACTGCATACCCTCAAGTTCCTGCATCTGCACAGCCATGGATCCGGCAACACCATCGAGCTTTCCAAGCGACAACAAATAGTTTTTAATAGCTTCTTCTGAGTTCTGAACTTCAGTTGTAACACCACGGAAGGTATATTTGACCGTATTTCCATTCTTACTTGCTTTAATACCGAATTCCTTCAGACGCTCGTTCTCTCCGGTCATAGCATCCAAGATGGCCTCTATCAATTGATCAACGTCCTTACCTTGAGAAGAAGCAAGGTCACCCATATTAGTAAGTTCGTCACTGGTGGGCTTAATGCCACGATTGACAAGTTTAATAAAGGCTTCGGTCCACTCCTTCAGAGAAGCAGGAGTATCAGCAGCTAACTGCTGGAGCATCTTCATTGCTTGAGCAGCTTTCTCCTGGGAACGTAGTGTATTGCGAAGAACTGCTTCGTACTTAGCAAACTCTTTACGTGTTGAATAGGCATTGGCACCGATATCCTTCAGGTAACCGGCTAATTTCACTGTGATGAAAGCAACAGCTATCGCCTTCAGTTTGGATAATGCTGATTTGGTGACATCAAACTCCTGAGATACTTTCTTTCCAGAGTTCCTAAGCTCGTCCATCCGGGAACGCACTGTTTGTAAATGGCTACTGAGTGCGGCATACTCTTCCGGATTGGCAGCCTCCGACATATCTTCAAGTTCAGCGGTAAGCTCCTTAGCGAGCTTCTTTAGCTGGCGCATCGACATAGCATTGACATCGAGCTGCCGGGTGAGGCGATTAATCTTGTCATTATTCTCGGATATGCGCTTAGAGTACGCTGTAACCTCTTTTTGAAGGTTACGATAAGTGTCAGTTTCTTTTTTGCCTTGGGCCTCGAGCTCGACCATCGCCTTCCGCCTCTCCCGCTCTTCTTTTTTAAGAGACTTGTTTTCCTGAGTCAGTGCATGAACGGCTTTCTGGGCTTCGGAACTCTCTGCCGATATGATATAGCGGATTTCGTCTTCTGATAAATGTTTCTTAGCCATGGGAATTAACTGTTAGATGTTTCATATTGAAGTGCCTGCTCCAGTTCCTGGCGGATTGAGTTCCGGATCTCGTCATTGAAACCGTATCGGATTTGCGGAAAAGTCTCGTGATAAAGAACTCCCCAAATAGCACGATTGTAGAGAGCCAAGTTACTGCGAATGTGACGGGAGATACGATCGGAACCACGACGATAATTAATATCAAGGAAACGAAGGTATGGGAAGATACGAATGAAGAATTCTTCCCTGGAATCGGACTCAGTAAAACTAAAAGGCCGTCGGCTGAGATGTGCTTTGAGCTGTCCGGATTGGGTTTTTAAGTTGGCCTGGACAACATTTTCCTGAATGGCATAAATTTGGTTTATACCCTGGGAAATAGTGTCATGAATAAAACGTTTTCTGATTAAATCGTCAGTAATCATAGTGCGCTGAAGTTATTTTTCAGCGAATGTAGGAAGGGGATACAGGAGGGGAAAGGACACAAAAAAAGCCGGGAACTACCGACCGGCTAATCTTTTGTGTAACGGAACTCAAACGATGGTAGTTCCCAGGCTTCTTCTATTTATTACTACGCTCCTGAAGCATCCAGCGAAAATCGCATCCGGATGCTCCCGGACGGTTTTGGAACTTGAAGCCGGCAGCAGTCATTGCCTGGAAGAGTTGTTCCTTCGTAATATTGGCCGAAGGATCCAGACGTTTGATAGCGGTATAGACTTCATCGGTAGAGAACCAATGGGTGGTATGACGAGCGTCCGGAGCCGGACGATAGGTTGCTTGCAATCCAGCTATGTAAATGCTGATATCGGTGATTTTCTGTTCTTGATTATCCATGATTTATAGGTTTTTTGAAAGATGATATATGTTGTGCAAGATAACGAAGGTTACGCACAATACGGAGACAATCCTTCTCTGAGTCTAAAACGGCTGGAATATCTTCGGCGATGACGATATCTATAACCTCGTTAATTTGCTTCACTGTTTCATCAACATAGTTTTCTTGCTGAAGAAACTTAATGGTTTGAATGGCTTCGGGAGTTATAATCGCTCCATCAACATTAGTGTTCATGGTCAACCTCCTTTTCTTTTTTAAGTGCACCCTGTAATAGAAATACCACTTCTTCAGATTCTTCACGATTGAACGCTACAATTTCGTTTCCATCAATCTTGATTAAAAATAATTCAGATTTGCCATTGATCCGATAGGTTTCAATCTTATCGACAGCTAATTCCTTGCCTGAAGTCATGATTGACCTCCTTTCTGACTATCAAGTAAAATGGTCTCCTTAGAATTATCTTCTGAAAATGCGTATGTGCTTTTTACGATGCAATAATTGAGATTAAATACAGTATCAGGACATCCACACGACATTACCCTCGCAGAGATGCAACCGGAAAATTTACTGTTATCACCACTGAAAATGATTGGTTTAAGTTTAGGATGTTCAGCATTAATTTCATTTACCTTAGCTTCAATTTCCATTTTCAAGGCATCGAGAGAACATTCATCCAAGATAAGAACGTGTTCGAACTGCCGGATCCAGTCAACGAGTTTCTTCCAAGCCCGGTTTTTAGGTGAGATGATAGAAAGACTGCTTGTGAAATACATCATGACTGACCTCCTTTCTGCATGGAAATGGTTAAATACTGACCTCGAGCGAGGCGGATGGAGGTGGTACCGTCATCGGAACGGTTAACGAAAAACTCGCTACCTTCTTGAGATAGCATGCCTGAAAGCTCACTTAAGAATGTTTGGAGCTTAGATACCGGAACTTTGCCGGATTGAGTTCTTTTTTTCATAACTGTTTGACTTTTAGCTTTTTGTTGAGAACCGCCCAACAACCGGAAATACAGAAACGGCTGCACATTCCCGCTTCGCTAAAAGTCAAACAGTTGTCACTCCGTAGAGCAAAAAAAGTTTTGGGAAAGGCAGCCGCCATTTCATTATGTATTTCGAATCATTTTCTTGATGCCAAGAAGATGATATATGGGCATAAAAAAAGCCCAAATTCGTATTGAGCACTTAACGCTGCTTCTACGTACATGACAAACATGCTTGACTTTTAGCTTCTGCAAAGATGGGAATAAAATTTGAAAAGTCAAAAAGAAATGCGGAGTTTTTCAGACTCCGCATTATAAATCAAAGTTTTGAAATATACTCGTTAACTTTATCAAAGTCGATAGTGAGATCGACTATCTTGAGATATTCTCCGTACCGTGCTTCAATTCTCTTCTGCACATCCAGTCTATCAGGTACATTCAAATAAAACCCACGGGCACAATCAGAATCGTGCATAATAGCTTTCAGAAGAACGCCCCTCGCTTTCTCTATCTGGCCAGTGCTACAGTAAAGACTGAACGATGCCTGCCAGGGCTGGGGAACATTTACGCTCTTTTTTATCGCTGAGACATTGACACACAAAACGAAAAAACAAATCAGAATAATGATACTAAGTATCACAGAAATAATTTCTAAATTCATATCCTATTTTTTAAGATTCAACAGACCTCTATCTAAACAAATCCTTATGCACATCCTCAATTTCAACAGAAAGAACTTTTGCATTCAGCATCCGTCCCAATTCTTGTACTGCATCACCCGCATATTTATCTATTATAAAAA